AACCGCTTTTTCTTTTTTTATTTCAGAATTTGGTTTTTCTTCTTCTAAAACTTCTTCAATTACCGCTTCTTTTTTTTCTTCGCTTTGTTCGGTAGACTTTTCAGGCTGCGCTTCGTTTTTTTCTTGAACCTCTTCGCTAGCGCCGGATTCGTTGCGTACAAAAATCTCATCTGTGCTTTGCTCTTGAATGGCATCTTTTTTTTCTTTAGGTTTTCTTAAATCTACTTTAGTGACCGTTTCAGCCCCAGTATCAAGTCCCATTTTTTTTAGAACTTTAGTTTCTTTTTCTGACGTAGAAAGATTTTCTTCTTCTACAACTTTTACTTTTATTTCTTCTGACATAATATAATATAATAATTTATTCTTTTAACAAAGGTAAGAATAATTAACCTTATTTATTATTTAGGCTCAAATTGCTCTAATCCAAATCCTCCTAAAGTATCAAATCCCGCAGATTCAAAATCTTTAGGCGGTTTATTATTTTTTCTTTGATCTATTAATTCAGACTGCTGTGAAGCTTGTATTTTAGTTCTATCATCTTTTCTATCCTCACGATACTTGTCTTTATCATTAATCACTCGTAAATCCATTTCTTTAAGCTTTACGTTTAATTGAAATTCATGCAACATAAGCTCTTTCTTAATAGCAGCTTCTCTTTCTAATTTTTTAATATCAAATTCCGTTTGAGCTTGTGATAATTTTACTTTATTTTCTATAGATGATTGATTTTTTTGTATATCAATTGACGCTGCAGCTTGCGCTGATTCCGCATTTGATTTAGATTGCAATTCTATATTTCTTCGTGCAATAGCTTGATCTTGTTCTAATTTTTTTCTGCGTCTTAATTTTAATAGCTGATTAGCAAGCTTTAAATTTTTAACTTCTCTTATATCTATGGCGTCCTCTAAATTTATTTGGTCTTTAGATAGCGTCATTTGAATATTATTTTCTAGCAATTGTTTTTCTTCTTCATCTGGTGATAACTCTAAAAACACACCAAAATCATGCAAGTGTAGCTCTGACACCTCTTTTAAATTAGCAACATTAAATCTTCCTAAAGAATTTATAAATTGATTATTAGTATTAGCGTATTCTAAAACATCTGAAATTCTTAAGCTTACGGCTTCTGCAGTTTTTAAAGTAAGGTATAATCCCGATTGCAATATATGACGCGTAGCTGTATTTGAATTAGCAGCAGCTAGTTTTTGTAATCCTACTAATGCGTTTTTATCAGGAACCGAGCCGTCTCTTGCCTCATTTAATCCAGTAACGTCTCTCATGTTTTGTAGATAGTAATTATAAGCAGTAATTAAAGAAGATATTTTTCCGCCCCCATTACCACTCTGTAATTCTTGAATAGGAACTCTACCATTATTAAATTCTCCGTCTTGTGTCATTGATCGCCCAATTACAGACCCTGTTTGAAAAAACATATTTAACGCTTCTTGTGGATTATAATTTGTACCATTTCCTAAATCAACTTCAGCAATACCATCCGCGTCTAAAAACACTCCGTCTGGAACCATTCTTGACAATACTTGTTGTAGTTTTAAATGAGTTAGTTGAATCATATCTGCAAAAGTAGTCATTCGACTAACTAATGATTCTAATCTTCCCTTATACATTCTAGGGGCAACAATATTATAAGACATCTGCACCTTAGTAACATCAGATTTTGGTCTAGTCATATTTTCCGCAAGCTTCCATTCTAGTATATTTTCACTTCCAATTATTTTAGCTCCACAATATAATGTTTCAATTGCTCTATTCACTTTTTCAAAACGAGATCTTTGATCAGCTGGAGGGTTAAAAGTATCTTCTTTTTTTATTATTTTTTTACCTCCTGTTGTAGTATCTTTAACTTTATACGTTTGATTTTTATAAGTTTTATATTCAAAATACAATATATATACATATCCTTCATCATCTCCATCAAGTGCCCCATAAGATTTATTGTATAGTAGTGCACCCGATCCCAATCCATTTTCTTCTATATTTTTTATTTCTTCATCTGATATATTAGGAAATTGTTTTTTAAGCTCAACAATACTTACTTTTTTTATTTCTCCCACATAATATAAATCGTCAAAATATGGAGATTCTGTAAAAGAGTATACAATATCTGCAGGGTCAACATAATTGATAGTTATACCTTCGGATTTATTAAATGCGTTTTTAACACATCCCATACCTATAACTGCTATATCATAATCTAGCCTCCTTTTTACTAGTTCATATTTATTTAAATCAAAAACATTACTTAAAGCCTCTTCTTGTGCTATTTCTATACTTTGTTTATAATCAAGCTGCATATGCACACTTAGTTCTGTTTCATCTACAGGTAATTTCTTTGGATCTGTATTATAAGTATTTACACCTAAAACTTCTTGCACAGTGTCTATATATTCCTTAGCCTTCATATCTCGCAAAATGTTTTCCATGTAATTTGTTCTTGCTTGTGTTGAATGTGGGTCTTGCGAATATGCTTTTATATCATACATTCTTTCCGCAATACCATTTACTACAATATCTACAAACTTAGGGATAATTGGTACTGGCTTCCAATCTAAATTTAAATAAGATAAATCTCCGTTAATTGATAATTCATCTTTATACTTTTGTATTGATTGTTCTCCTCTTGCGTACAACCTTAACCTATGAAAATTTTCACGATTGGACTGATATCTTGAAGTACCAGAATCTTTTTTAAACCATTCTGATTCAATAGCTCTTCCTATCTTTTGTCCATATTCTAAACTTGCTTTTTCTGCATTAGATACTGATTGACTCGGGAATAATCCTGTTGGGTGTGACTTTGCCATTTACTTTAATATTTTTGAAAAATTTCCTTGATTATTATATTTTTTAAATTCAAATTCTAATTTTTTTGTTGTTTTAACTACAGCAGGAGCATACATATTTTTATTACATGCCATTATTGCAAGCCCCGAACTTATTGCTGCATCAAATTTTGTTCTTTTATTTATATCAAATAACGCCCAATCATTTAAAGTGCGATCAAAATATAAATCCCCATAATTACCTTCTTCTTTTAAACCTACGTGTTTATCTATATAAGATTCAATTGCGGCTGCATGAGCTTGTCTTATATCTTCAGATGAATTTGGTATTCCTCCTACTTCTTTTTCTGTTACAGATAATTTATTATAACTTTTATCTGGTCTATTCATAGAATACCCTCTATACCCTCTTCTTTTTAAATAATATAAAAGTCTTGGTTTGTTGTTTTCTGCAAGTAATGGCATTCCGTAAAACACTAATGCCATTAACACATCTTCAAAAAACATTTCTGCCGTGGGAGGTCTTGAAACATATTCAAGAAAAAAACTATTAGAAGGAGCCTCGTCTAAGCTAAACTTAGTTAGCCCATGTAATGCTCCTTTTGATCCTTGACCATCTGTCGTACCGGATATATCATAACTATCACATCCAAAAGCCCCTAAGTGTTCGTTTCCAGGATATTTTCTTCCATTTTTATTAATTATAATGTTTTGCATATGCACTGCTGGAATCCAAGACACATTAAATCTTCCCTTTAAATCTGGCATGAATATTACTTTACTATCTTTTACACCATGCTCCCATTGAAAGTTTCCCTTTGATATAAATTTTGATGAATTTAAATCGCTGTTGTAATCTATTTGCTCATATATTTTTTGTAAATTAAATATACTATTTTTTGTTTCATCTCTAAACGCGTGCTCTTCTGTGCGCGGAAATTGACGATAAAATTCATTTAACGCGTCTTGATCGCTTTTAAGACCGTCTGCTTCGTTTTGCCAGTGCTCAATAACTCCTGTTCCAATTGTTTCTCCATAATTGTCGCGACGGCTAGTATCTCCAGATTCAAAGACAGGCATTCCGCAATCGTCAATAAATCCTTCGTAGTTCCATTCCATAGGTATGAATAAGCTATATAATCCAGAGCTTGTTTGTCCATTCCTGTTTCGTTTTGTAACGTTTGAAGCATGATATAATTTTTTAAAGTTATCACCACCCTTGTCTAATGCGTTTGATGTTGATCCCATCATACATTTTCCTATTATCCTACTACCTAACCTAAGGGTTGTTTTTGTTACTCTCCAATTATTTAATATATTATCTGGTTTTTCCCATTTACCAGATTCATCGTGAACTAGTAATTTTAACTTTTCACCATCATAAGAGTTATCTCCTGTGTTTTTCCAATCTATTGTTGTATCGAGCCCTTCGAGGCTTTCCCTCTGGTTGGCCCCGGTCGCACTGATAGACTTCCTTGTAAGTTTGGAGGCTGGAACTCTATACGCGAGTTCTGTTTTTGGCCTATCCATTCCATCTTGTATTGGTTTGAAAAAGAATGGGTAGTGCGTTGATATTGGTACGACCTTGTCGGTAAACATCTTCTTTGCATCTGCACCAGTCTTTGATAAGATTCCGAATCTA